TGGCACGAACCAGCGCGGCGTCTCGATGCGCAGCGTCGAGCCGTTACTCTTCGCCGCCACGCTTCGCCCCGTCGACGACGACTCGCTCGATGCGCGCGACCTCGACGGGGCCGCCGTCAGCGCCCGTCAGCTCGTGCTTCTGCGTCTCGGCCCATCGCGCTTGCGTCTTTAGGAAGAAGATCGCCGAGGCCGTGTCGCCTGCGCGGGCTTTCTGAATGAGGCCCTGGGCGATGTGAGCGATCGCTTTCGACTTTCCCCTTTTGTAATGTTCAAGAATCTCCGGGTCTTTCTCCGCGAGAGCGTAAAACGTCGTTCGCCCGATGCCGAAGTAGTCCGCGAGCTGCTCGATGGAAAGGAACGCCGCGAGCGTCTCGATCTCGCCGCGTTGCTTCTCGGTCAGCACCTTCGCCGGGCGTCCTGCTTTGCCGTTGGCCATCAGGACACCGTACCACGCGACGCCTTGCGATGCTCCTCGCGGAGAATCTTCGGCGTGGTCGCGTGCCAGTTAATTGCGTGGTGGATGCGGTAGTGCGGAGAACGCGGGTCGCCGAGTTCGCTGATCTTAACGCAGCTCGGGGCGTACATCACCGAGTAGAAGCTCTTCACGTAGGTTCCGGAGTCGAGATAAAGCTCTGTCATTCCGCCAGCGTTCGACTGCGTTGAAAGCTGGTTGACCTGAATCTGCATCGACGTGAAAAAAACACGCCCTCGACGGCCTTCGCATGTATACGTGTTCACGTCTTCGTTGATACGTCCGCTGAACGTAAACGGACGTTCGATGTCACAGACGAACGAGTTCATCGCTTTTCGCGTAAGCCTTGGCTGCGTTCCGTACCCTCCGCCGATGTGGTCTCCGCCCTGGCTCATGGCAAGGGATGCGACGGGTGTCGACGAAACGAAGTCGACCATTGTTTCAAGTACGTCGTCGAGCGTGTGCTTCAATCTCGGGGTGTTTCCGTAGTTCAGCTTCGAGTTGAATCGAATGTAAAAGCCCGAGTTGTAATCGTCATCGAGCTGGATGAAGTACCTAATTCCGAGCTGGCGCGCAAAGCCCCACGTCGCGTTCCTGGCGTAGATGATTGCGCGCCGGTCGTTGAAATTGTCGCCTTCATCGAAGGTCTTCGCGATCTCGGCCTTCGAGAACGTGAGAACGCAGGCTCCGAACCTGCGCCGGTACTCGTCGCCCGTCTTGTCCTCATCGTCAATGACGATGAAAACCTTGCCCGTGTAGCCCGCCTTCCTGAGCGTGTCGTAAGTGAAGACCTTATCGGGCCTCCCGTGCGTGAGGACGAACGCCGCAAAGTCATCCCTCATCGGAGAAGCCCTCCGAGTCGGCGAGCTTGCCGAGGCGCTCCGTCATGCGCACGAATCCGTTCTCAATCGCCTTATCAAAGTCGATGATGACGAGCGCCGAGCGTTCAAAAAGATTCTGCACCTTCTCGTCTGAGTGCGCGTAAAACTCGGCGATGTTGCGGAAGTTGAAGACCGTGTGGCGCTCGGCTGCAAGACGAAGAAACGCCGCGACTTCCTTCGGGAGCCCTGCGGCGTCGATCTCTTTGACGAGCTCGATCGTCTTCGTGTTGTCGAACAGCTCGGAGACCTTCGGCTTCTCGCCCTTCGGCTCGTAGATTGGAGCCTTGATCTTCTTCGTGTAGGTGTCGCCGTCGAGGTCGCCCGCTTTCTCTGCGCCGTCGGACGAGGCCTGCGCGAGATCGTCGCCCGAGAAGCCGGTGAGGTCGAGATCGAACCCAAGCTCCCCGAGCTCCCCGAGCTCGAGGGCGAGGAGCTCCGAATCCCACTCGGCGAGCTCCGCCATGCGGTTCACGCTGAGGCGGAACGCCTTCACCTGCGCGTCGGTGAGATCGTCGGCGAGAACGACGGGCACCTCGGCGAGACCGAGCTTCCGCGCGGCCTTCAGCCGCAGGTGCCCGTCGACGACGAGCCCATCCGACTTCGCCACGATCGGCACCCTGAAGCCGAACTCCTTGATGGCGGCGGCCACCCGGTCGACGGCGTGGTCGTTCTTGCGCGGGTTGCGCGCGTAGTCGATGAGCCGCTCCAGCGGCCAGAGTTCAGTCTTCACGGGTCTCTCCTGACGGCAGGGTCGGCGCGTCATGCGCAGGGACACGATACCACGCCCCCTTCGTCGAGCCCATCTTCTCGACGAGCCCACGGCGCCGGGCTTCGGCCAGCGCCTTGTGCGTCGTCGACCTGCCCCACCCGAGCGCGGCGCGGATAACCTCCGTCGTGGCGCGAGACTGGCCCAAGGACGCCGCTTTGACGACCAGGGCGAGGCGAGCTAGGGCGGCGTCGTCAAAGCCGCCCTTGCGCCCTCTGGGGCGAAGCACGGGGGTCATGGCGCCCCGAGGGCGGCGAGCACCCCGATGAACGCCCCGACCGCGGCGAGGGAGCCGGTGACGACGAGCGCCTCGAGGATGGCGGCGCGAACCATGCCGCGGCGAGGTGGAGGGAGCCTCACGCGACACCCCGCATCCGCAGGCACGCGGCGAGGAGGTCGCGGAGCTCGGTGTCGGTCGTGACGGCGAGGAGGCCGCGGATGTCGGCGAGGGTGGCGGCGTTGCCGCGGAGGCGGATCATGTTCTGTTTTCTTTCAGGCGTTGTCGGCATCGTAGGTGGCGAGGAGCGAGCGCATCTCGTCCACGTTGCCGTCGACGTACACGTCGAGGCCGGAGGTGTGCGAGATCCAACCCTCGTGGCTTGCGTTCAGCGAGTCGCGGAGCTGCTCCCACGTCGCGAGACCGGCGAAGTCGCCCGCCGAGTTGATGAGCGAGAAGGCGTTTCCGTCGGAGTCGGTGGCGATGTCGTTCGTGTTCATGGTTCGCTTCTTTCAGTTTCCGGCGGTCTCGCCGTTGGTGTTCCCTTGATATAAAGAACGATTCGGCTCGGGTCAACTCCCGAATGCACTTTTCTTTCTTCGTATCTCCAACGCGCTGCGCAACGTAGGTGCGTCAAGCGGCCCCGACTCTCGCCTGCATCGTTGACCCTTTTGACCCTCCCCTAAGGGAGGGAGGGTCAGGGAGGGTCATGCACGACGCCTTTGCCCCCTGTTGACCCTAGGGTCACTCAGGGTCACTCAGGGTCAACAGGGTCAACGCTTCAGCTTCTCAACCATGCCGGCAACCATCATGAGGTCGTCGGCGACGAGCCACCCGTGCTCGTGAGCGGTGATGCACCCGCCGGCGATGAGCTTCGAGATGAGCCCGTCGTCCCGGCTCGGGTTGAGCTGATTTCGCACCGTGCGCTCGGTGAAGTCGCAGTTCTCGATCATCCACGTCTTCATCGCCGAGCGGCTGACGTAGGGGCGATCGCCCCGCATCTCCATCCCGCCGAAGGCCCAGGCGCGCTCGAACTTCTGGCGTGCTTCGTCGACCTTGCTGGGCTTCTTCCGCACCGGCGCCACGTCACCTTCCGCCGCCGTCAGCACGGCGGACGTCACGCCGACCCCATCCTCGTCGAACCAGCCATCGATCTGCACCGAGAGGAGCTGCGCGTGCACGGGCGCCGCAAGCTCGGCGTCCTTGCTCTTTCGCTGCACAATCTGAAGAGGCCCGCCGTCCTTCCCGGGCACGACGGAGATCTCGATGTCGAGCGCCCCGCGCCAAGCCGACGACCCGCGCGCCCGGTGTTGCGCCTCCTCGTTCACCCCGGTGTGATGCACGAGCACGACGGAGCAGCCGAACTCGCCCATGAGCCGAGCGCAGGCGTCGAGCATCCGCCGGGCGTCCTGGGAGCTGTTCTCGTCGCCACTGAGGAACCGGTGCAGAGTGTCGACGATGATGACGCCGGGGCGCTCGGGGAGCTCGCGGATGGCGAGCGCGACGCGCTGGTAGCCCTCCGGCGTGTCGAGGTCGCACCCGGCCTTCGAGAGCCACATGCGGAGCGACTTCACGCCGTGGTGCTGCTTCCAGGCTGCGACGCGCCCCCTAAGTCCGTGGTGCCCCTCCCCGGCGAGGTAGACGACGGGGCCGGGGCGGACCTTGCAGCCGTTCCAGTCTTCGACGCCTGCCGCCATGCGCAGCGCCCAGTCGAGCACGGCGAAGGTCTTCCCGCCGCCGGACGGGCCGTGCACCATGATGAGCGCATCCGCCTGCCACCAGCCTTTGACGAGCCAGGAGATCGGGGCGGGCTTCGAGGCGAAGTCGTCGGCGGGAATGAGCCATGCCTCGCGAGCTGGAACGAGCAGCGCGGCGAGGTCGTGACCCGCTGCGCGATAGTCGTTCGCGTCGCCTGGTTCCGGCGGCATGACGACGCGCGCCCCGTGCTTCGCCGCCGCTTGCTCGGCGTAGCGTTGCCCGACGGCGCTCGCGTCGTTGTCGGCGACGATCACAATGTCGGCGGTCCCGCCGAGCTTCTCCCTCCAGATGCCAGCCACGGGGACGAGGTTGCTCGCAGAGTACGCCACGACGCAAGGGCGACCCGTCACCTCGTGCACCGTTGCCGCGGTGGCGAAGCCCTCGGCGATGTAGACCGTCCCCGGGTCGTCGAAGACGCCGACCGCCCAGAAGCGACCGCCGACCGCGCCGCCCGGGTGGTAACGCTTCTCGCCCTCGTGCGTGATGTACTGAAGCGAGCAGAGCTCGCCCTCCATCGAGTAGATGGGCGCGAGAAGCCGCCCGTCCGGTGCGATGCGGAGTCCGTGCGCGCGAACGCCCTTCCGCGCGAGGTACGGGTGCGTCTCGTCGGCACCGGGACACGACGCCCAGATGCCTTCGACCATCTCCTTCGCGATGGCGCGCG